GCAATGGATGAACAGGTCGCTTACCTCAACGAAGCAGACTCAACACCTTCGGGGTTCATTCCACCGGTAATGACCTCCTACCCTGAAGACTCCCCTGCCCCTACAACGGAATCAATTAAGAATGGGTCTTCCGGTGGCGGTGACGCTGTTCCGATTGAAGCCCCTTCGACCATGAACACCCACGAAGCAGTCACAAGGGGAGCGTCTAGCGTTGGCGCTGCTGGGGCAACAGCGATTGTTCAGTACATGCTCGTTTTTGACGATGCAGCCCAACAACGGAAATGGTATGACTTCCTGCGCTGGCTGCGCTCCGATCCCGGAACCGATGGAGAAACAACCGCAGAAAGACTTCTCCATTTCCTTGACTCCCATGCGAATTACCGATGAGAGAAAAAATCACCGCCGCAGAAGCAATCAGAACTCTGAGAACGGCTGACGCTTCATCACTTTTTTATTACTCGCAACACATCGCAGAAGTTGTCGAAACTCTTCTATATAAAGCAGATTTACTTGCTTCTCTTTTAAGAAGTTTGGATGATCTGGAAACCTCAGAAATGGGTCAGCCCTTATCGGCTATTCGGATTTCCGCAAAGGTTCAGAATGAAACCCTTCACGCCCTTTTGAAGGAAATTGCTGCAATCCAACTTGACTCAACTGACTCTCCTTTCTAGAAAGGGAAATAATGACCCGCCAAAGAATGTTCCTAGATATTTCGTGTGTGGATGCGGCTCGCGAAAGAATGCGTCACGTCTATGACACTTTCGACACCGTTTGTGTTCAATTCTCTGGCGGGAAAGACTCCACTGCCGTTCTTTACCTAGCAAAAGAAATTCACGAAGAACGAGGACTCGGACCCGTAAAAGTCATTTTCCGAGACGAGGAAATGGTTTCCCCTGCTGTCGTTCGCTTCATGGAAGAGGTCAGAAATTACGACTGGGTGGACATGGAATGGTACTGCTTGCCTTCCGGTGGCGAAATTTGGGTTTTGGGCAGGCGAGAATACGTTTTGCTTTGGTCGGAAAAAAGAGCAAAAAAGGGGCGCCTTGTTCGAGACATTCCCCCTTGGGCAATTCGCGCAGAACATTTTGGGCTCCCGTCCAATCAAACGATTCCCCAGTCTGTTGACTATTACACGATGCAAGGTAAAAAGGGGAGAACTGCTTTCATTACGGGTGTGCGAGCGAATGAGTCAATGATTCGTTACCGCTCGTGTGTGCAAAAACTTCACGAAAATTACATTGTGGTTCCCTACCGAATGAAAAAATCAATTCCCCTCCGTTTCGCAAAAGTGATTTACGACTGGACCACGGACGACGTCTTCAAATTCGTCATTGAAGAGCATGGCGGAAAATTTTGCGAATACTACGATTTGGCTGCAATGACAGGTTCTAATACTCGTGTTGGAATTCCTTTGCATTCCGTGGCGATTCGTAGAATTGGTGATGTCGTTGCGACTGAGCCAGAATTTTACGATCGGCTTGTTGAGTGCTTTCCTCAGATTGATGCCCAACGGCGCTGGTGGCCGGAATTCGATATTGAGACTTTGATTGCTTCTTATGCTGATGAGGGCTGGCAAGGTGTTCAAAACTGTATTGATGACAACATGCTCACTCCCGGAATTAAGAGAAGGGCTATGTCATTTTCGGCAGAGTTTAGAACCAAGCACAAAAAAGATCCTTTCTCTTATCCCATTGAATGGCTGATTAGGAATCTTTTGCTCAACGAATTCAATTTGTCTTCCGTGACCCCTGTTGGTCCGAAAACTAGAGCGCATGCCATGCGCATGGCTGCTGCTCAGGCTGAAGCAGATGCAAACTCACTAGACGCACTCGATGATTACCGATAAGGACAAAAATGTTTAACTTTGAAACTGTTTCCGGTGGAATTTTGCGACCAGCCACTTGGCGCTCCACTTACATTTTGAAAACCGATCAAAAGGTTTTGAGTGAGTCATTACGAAAGTACGGTTGGGTTTCCCCAATTATTGCTTCTGTCAATGGCAATGTCATCATTGATGGACATGAGCGTTGGCTCATCGCTGCCGACGATCCGGAAATTGTTAAAAGGGACAAAGGTTTAGTGCCCGTGACGTGGGTTGATTGCGATGACATTGAAGCAATGATTATGCATGTGCGCTTAAATCGTGGGCGTGGACAACTTTATGCCAAGAGTCTCAGTTCTTTGTTGAAGAAGATTGTTCGATCGCGTGCTTACGATCAGCGAACTTTGGGTCGCATGCTGGGCATGAGCAATGATGAAGTTGACCTTCTTTTTGATGGCGGTCTTTTGAAAAGCCGAAAAGTCAAAGATCATGTGTACTCCAAGGCTTGGATCCCAATTGAGGCTCCAGCCGGTACGACTTCTGCAACGATTAACATCGAGCGGCCACCTAACGCCGATCGTTGAATGTTGGGCTAATTCTTCTAGGCCTATGGTAACTTCTGAATAGAACGTTTGTTTTTTTGGAGGTTTTCGATGGTCGTCCCTACAGTGCTTCCCGATGAAGAACTTGAGGAGGAGGAGCGCGAGGAAGAGGTTGAGCCCGAAGAGGGCGGGCGTAGGCGAGCGAATTGGCTTCGCCGTTTAGCCGCACGCGGAATTCGTGCAGGCACTCGGGCTGCTCGGCGGCGACGCGCTAGGCGCAGTTCGTAATCGATTGATCGGACTGTAAATAATGTTGGTTTCGGTAGAAGATTTGGCGACCTACATGGACGTCAAGTTCACCAATCGTCAGATTCGTGCGGTTGAAATGATTCTGCAAGGACTTCACTCTGAGTTGGAGTCCAATCTTCGCCGTCCCATTGAGGTCAATGCGTACACGGAAAGCCACATGATCCCTTCCGACTTCGGATCATTCCCAGTTTCGGCGCATCTGTACGACTTCACAATGGACACAACGGGCAATCCTCCGAATTACGTTCGGCCTGCAGTGACCATCTACATGAGAAACTCTCCGGTTATTAACGTTGACTCAGTTGCGGTTTATCCGCCCACCGGTGGCGCTTCAGCGGGTTTGGTCAATGGAACCGATTACATTGTTCAGCGATATGGAATTGATCTATATCGAGCGCTTTCAAACGACAGGGTGGAAGTCACCTATACTGCTGGACTGGATGGCGAAGCGATTCCCCATTTGAAGTTGTTGATTTTGAGGGCCGCCACCCGAGAAGCGCAAAACATGCATGACGATGTAGTCGGCCTCAAGGATTTAGAAACACGGAACGTGGCTCCGTTGACTACGGGATTCACCGAGGAAGAGGTGCGTTCGGTTCGACGCTGGCGACGAATCAGGATCTGACATGGCCAGAATTAAGATTGATGTCGACTCGGCTAGAGTTCGTCAAGAACTGCGCAAAATGGAGTTGCGCTCAAAGGCTTTTCAGCCGCTTTTCGAATACGCTCGGCAAAGATTGGCTCTTGCTAATGCGGAAAACTTCACGACTGGCGGCTTGCCGGTTGGTGGGTGGAACCCTCGCGACGAGGCTGAGCGCTGGCCAATTATGCGTTCAAGTGGACGGCTTTTTCGCTCTCTTACGACCTTGCGCGGCAACCCAAATGAAATTAATGCCACAAATGCAACTTTTGGCACAAAACTAGACTACGCAAAGTTCCATCAGTATGGAACAAGTGAAATGGAACCCCGAAAAATCGTCTTTGAGCCACGCGGGTTTGCAAGCGACTTAGGGAAAAAGGCTGCCGCTTGGGTCGCTAACGGGATCTCACCGACATGATGCAGGGATCCGCAGCAGCGAAACGGCTTGTAAATAATTATCTTGCCCATGACCTCCCGGAAAGGCTTACAACTTACCGGAATCACTGGCACCTTGACGAAGATTCTCTCCCTGATCCGCTTTTGTACTTGACGTACGAGCCGGTGGCTCTTGATACTTGGCCGACGATTATTACGGTGGCTATTTCCACGCCACAAATCGGTCGCGTGGATTACGACAGTTCTTTAAATCCCGAATATCACGTTCGCTACACAATGAGAACATACGTTTGGGTGAAGGCGGACGGTTCCGAATACTGCACCGAAATTCGTGACAATATTACAACGGTTTTACGTTCGGCACTTTTGGATCATGCCAGTTTGCGCACCGCTGATTACACCGACTGTGGGGCAAGGGTTGAGGAAAGCAATTTGCGGGAAGAATTCTCTGATCTGACCTTAATCAAAGGTGATCGAGTTATGGCTGGCGCCTATATCGGTTACGACTTAACTTTGACAGAACACATCACTAGGCGCAATGTTGGAGAATTGGGATCCGTTGAAATCGAAACGGAAATTTTAGAAGATCCACTTTCTTGGTAGCCGTTGCAGAAAAACCCTCATTTGGCCCTGTACTATCCAATTAGTTTTAAACCAGCAATTCATTACACCGAACAGCAATTCGGATGTAGTAATCTTGGCATAGATCCACAAATGGAGGAGCGCCCATGCCCGGCGTAGTTGTAACAACCGCAGTTCGAACCGGACCATCAACGGCGAACACTGCACCAGCGTCTACTTTTTTTGTAGCAGGCACCGCCGAGCGTGGGCCGATTGACGAGGCTCGCCTTGTTACCAGTCTCCTTGACTTTGAGGCAATTTACGGTGACTACGAAGCATCCAAAACTCTTTATCAGCAGGTTCAAACCTATTTTGAAGAGGGTGGCGCTCGCGCCTACGTGAGCCGTGCGGTTGGTGCAAGCGTTGCTCCCACTTCAGGCTTCCTTGTTGTGGAGAGCGCTCTTCGGATCGACGCCGCAACACCCGGCTCATGGTCGACAGAACTTGAAGTTGAGATTGTGGCAAATGCTGCGTTGAAGTTTGCAGTTCGACTGATCCTGAAAGACGAATTGGTCTACACGAGCGGTTTCGTGGCAACCGTGGACGACGCTGTTGCTGCAATTAACGGCTCCAGCGTGGCGGCTTTCTTTGTAACGGCATCCACGGAGACTGGTGAAGGCGAAACGGTTCTCACTGACAGTGGCCCAACTGCCCTCTCGGCTGGTTCAACGTCAGTTCCAACAGAAGCCGAACTTGTCGATGCCCTTGAGTTGTTTGACAATGCTTTGGGTGCTGGCGCTGTCGCCATTCCCGGCTATTCGTCTTCAACGATCTGGGATGGCCTTATCGATCACGCTCAGGCGAACAACCGGATTGCGGTTCTTGGTTTCGCTTCAGGTGATACGGCAAGCGATGCCATCGACACTGTTGAGGGTTACGTGACCGAGAACGGTGAGTACGCTGCGTACTACTTCCCGCATGTCACGATTCCGGGTCCGGGCGGAACTTCATTGACGGTTTCCCCCGAGGCTTACGCTGCCGCTAAGCGCTCCATTGCCCATAACACTGTTGGGCCGTGGCAGCCGGGTGCAGGGCTTCCCTCCCGGGCACGTTTCGTCACTGGTCTTGCAACTTCGGTTCCCAAGACGACCGGTGAAGAACTTGACGATGCACGAATCAATGCGATTCGGATCATTCAGGGTTCTGTCCGCATCTACGGTGCCCGTTCCGGGTCTGATGACGAAACCAACTTCCGGTACATTACGACTCGTGACACGCTGAACTACATCGTGTCGCAGGCTGAGCAGCGTCTTGAGGACCTTGTGTTCTCTCCGATTGATGGGCGTCGCAGCGTTTTCGGGCAGGTGGAAGCACGGCTTATTGCTCTGCTTGATCCGCTTCGCACCTCCGGCGGCCTGTTTGAGGCTTTCGACACTGAGGGCAACCGTCTTGACGCCGGGTACTCAGTTGAGGTTTCTGACGCTCTGAACCCGCTGAGCCAGTTGGCCAACGGTGTGATTCGGGCCAAGGTCGGCGTAAGGGTATCGAGTGTTTCCGATCGCATTGAGATCGAAATTGTCAAGTCCAATCTCACGAGTTCAGTTGTCTGAGCGGAGGAATAATGTCAAGCAATAAACTTGCACAGCGGCAGATTGTCGCCAGCATCAAGCCTCTTGTTGCTGGTGGCACTTCTGGCCCCGAGTTTCCCGGGTATTTTGCTCAGGTTTCGGGTGGAGAGATCACCGCGAGTGTTGAGAAGGTGTACGACGGGGGTTCCACTTTCCCTGAGGTTCTGTGTGCACCGCCCGAGATTGGGGACATCACGCTTACCCGCCATTTCGACCGTGGTGATGCTCGCCGTGACCACGAGTCTCTGAAGTTGGTGCGTCAGGGTGTTGGGCGTCTCCGCTACGACGTTACGGTCTTTTCACTTAACTGCGATTTGGTTGAGTTTGGGACTGAGCGTTCCTACGCCCAAGCCCTTCTGGTGGGCGTGTCCGAGCCTGAGGGCGATTCGTCGTCTGGGGCGCCAGCAACTTTTTCGCTGACGTTCTCAATTTCTCAGGTTTCGGGCCAGACCCAAGCCTAATTTACAAACATTTGACAAAAGGGCGTTTTTTTAACGTCCTTTTGTCGCGTTTGGGCACTCGTT